AGAGTATCTCTATCCGCACCGATTGATTTAATAATTTCAAGGTCTGCTGGACTCATTCCGATTTGCTTATAATCTACAATACCATTTGTTGCTACAATTCTCTTATAATTATCAGCACCTGTTAATTTAGTGTCAATTTGTTGGTTAATCTTACTTATTTGTTCCCCATCTAACATAGCGTCTTTATCGCCACTAAACAAAAGACCTGCTGCACCACCATTAATAAATGCTTTAGCTTTTGCCCTTGTGCCTTCGTTTGAACTTGAAACAGTTTCCCAAGCAGCCATTAAAGGACTCATTCCATATAATTGATTACCACTAACATTATAATCAGGATTAAAGAACTTAATATGGTTTACCTCGTTTACTTTAAACTCAATCTCTTGATTTCCTATTTGTAGCTTATAAGCACTAATTGGCTCAAATGTACCACTACCTATAATTTGTGTGAATTGTGATGGTAAAGGATATAATTTAGTAGGTACTCCTTTGTTTCTACCTACTTCAGGCATAAATTTATAAGAATAAGCGTTTCCTGTAATCTCTAAAAAAGAAACTAAAGATTCGATATATTCCTGTTGGCTTTGCATCTCGTTAGGTCTTGCAATTAGCTTATTCAAGTCAGTACCTTCTACTTCGGTTAATCCCTTTTTAATTAAATTTACAGGGTTATTCTTAATTCTATTAAAACTCTTTTTGTTATCTACTTCGTAAACATAAAAAGGAACTGAAGCAGCCTTTTTAGCAATCATATTTATAATAGCAAATACATCGGGATTGCCTTGATAGCCATTTCTTACATACGCTCTCGGGTTGTTAGGGATGTTAAAGAATATTCCGTTGAAATAAGAGAATAAAGATTGATTGTATTTGTTGCCCGCATCCGAACCTTGAGAAGGTAGTATAGCAGCTTTAATTCTTTGTATGAGATTCATAAGCAATTATTTTTACAAATTTACGATAAATTTAGATAACTTTTACATTACAACAAAGTCAAACTTCTTAAGTTCAAACCACATCCGCATCATTAAGGCATCACTTATATCGGGAGACCTTCCTAAATGTTCTTTTACTTTGTCTTTAGGTAGCACCGCAAGTTTACCATCCTTATCAGCGTTATGCCTTTGTACCCATTCAAGTTCTTCGGTTAATTCCTTTTTTATAATTACATCTTCGGTTATTACCCAAACTCCAGCTTGATTGATTAGTTCCGCAAGTTTGTAATAGCATTCCGATTTTAAGTTAATGTAGTTTCCTGTTAAGGCTTTGCTATTGTTTACAAATCCTTTAAATCCGTAATCAACCACACCGCCACCCACACCATCTTCATCACAAATAATTTGAGAATAAGGGATTGAATGCTTTTTACTTAAATGCTTAATGAATGCTGCTACTTCGTTTGTTGCCTTGTTAGCTAACTTGTGTATCTCGGTTACTCTAAAGCCACTCCAAACCATAATTAAAGTATTATCCTTACCAAATCGTGCAATATCGGCTGAAATGTAATTTTTACCGCTTGGAATGTGTTCGTTAGTGAACATATCAATAATCTTATCGTAACCGATTAAAGCGTTATCGTTGTCATCATACTCCCAATTACCATAAAGTAATCGTTCCCTACTTTGATTGTCCAAAGTCTTTAAGGAATCAATATAGTGTTTAGAGATAAAAGGATTGTCTACCGCTAATGCTTGAATAAATGCTTTGTTGTCATCTAATTTGTTTTCCTTATGTGGCTTATAAAAGTTATTATAAACCCATCCTTTTGCAGGGTTACAAGTTCCAAGTATTTTAGGAATCAAATTAAATTCATCAAGTTTATATCTTATTCGAGATTTAAGAATATTCCAGGCTTTCTCTGTTACCTGGTTGCATTCGTCTACAAATATAACGCTGCACTCAAGTGACCCAAGTTCGTCGTGGTGGGGGTCTGATGGATAAGTAAACAAGTCTTTTAGTAAGATTGTCGAACCATTTTGAAATGTAATAATATTAGATTGTGCATTGTACTGGTAGTGAACACCGGACTTAAGACCTTGCATTCTGCATACATCGTAAAAAGAATTAAGAGTAGTTTCTTTTAATGTTTTTAAGACCGCTCTGCCTATTAACGCTCTAATGCCAGGATATTTTAAACAACATTTAAGAATCCAATAAACACCTAAAGCAGTCTTCCCACTTCCTGCACCGCCACCATAAATAATCTCTTTGGTCTTATTGTCTTCGATTAAATCAATCGCTTGAGTCTGCTTTTCCGATAGGTGCATAGGTTTTTATTTCTTCAAATACTATTTTGGCTTGGATTGGATTGTTTGCATCCCCTTCTAAAGTTGTTCTTGCAAGTTTTGGTCTTGCGTATTCAAGTAAGGTAAGATATGATTGCACAAAGTCTTTACCCTCTAAAGAGTTAAGTTCTTGGTTAAATCTATCTGTACCCTCTTCTATTATTATATTGACGAAGTTGTCTAATACTAATCTTTTTTGGCTTACTGCACCTTGTGGTCTGCCATTCGGATTACCGCTTTTGCCTTTTTCAAACATTTGTTTCTTTTTGTTATTTACAACAAAGGTAGCTATTTTATTACATTTTTAGAAAGTTCGTATTCCTTTCGTAAGTAGTTAATCTTTTGAGTTAAGACATCTATAAAAGAATTGGTAGAAAATCTAATATTCTTAACCTCTGCTAATCTTGTTTCGAACTTACCTTCTATCACTCGGTAAGGCTCGGACATTATTATAGCCTGTTTTTCTTTATTGCCTTGCGTACCTTCTCCTTCTACAAATAACCTGGCTTCTTCTATCTTCCTGGTAGTGTATGCATCAATATAGCCTTTGTGTATCTCTGCTTCCATTTCGTTTAAAAGAAATAAATAACCCGCTAACTTTAAATTAGAGTTTATTAAATCTTCTATTGCATTGGTCCTATTGGCTTTTATTATCTCGGCTTTTATTTTATCTATCATAATTCAGCTACTTTTTGAGTGTAAAGGTCAATTAGTTCTTGATAGTCTGCCTTGCCCATTTTTTTTGTTTGATGCTTTTTGTGTTCAAGAAAATCCATTCCACCTTTACCTATTTCTTTCTCCAGTCTTTTGTAATACTCAATATAATTACCGCTTTTGGCTATATTACAACCGTAGCACTGTGGTCGACAATTTTGTTCATCATATCTCAAACTTAAAATACCTCTCGAATAAAAATGACCATTTTGTATTTTCTTGTATGGATAAACCTTATCACAAGTAAAGCATTTTACATCTAAATTCTCATCAGCGTACTTTAAACGGATATAAGTAGAAAATATAGCATCTGCTTTTTTCTTTAAAATTGTTGTACTCATTTCAATAAGATTTTAGTGTAAAACAATTCAAACACTACCCCCCAAATAATAGAAAATAGAATTATATCAAAATAACCAAAAATAGGTTTGTAAGTTACAATAGCTAAAGAAATAAAGAGTAGCATCAAGGCTTTAAATAAGTGCCACCCATCCGTTAAAAACGATAGCATAGTTGAAGATAAAAAGAACTTCTCGCCATTTTCTTTCTCGCCCCAAGACCATTTGTTTCGCCAACTAATATTCCAATCCCAAAATTGTCTATTTTTTAGGTTTCCAAATATAGAAACATAATACCTGGTAGATAGAACATCCATTACCGAGTTACAAATAGCTGCTAATATTATAAAGATTAAAGTCATAAGTTGTCATTAAAGTCACTAAATTGCATTATTTATCCCTTTTAAAGCTCATTATTCGTATAAATTAGTATAAATACGGCTCACTTTTGAGCTACAAAGTTATTTTTTTCCATCATTACGCCTATTTTTCTTGCTCTGCGCCTATTTTTTCCACTATAACGCTAAAATTAGATATTATTTTCCAAAGTCAATCTAAAGGCTTACTATTTTTTTTGTTTGTCATATTATATCTTTCCAAATGTTTTGTTGTAGTATTTTTCTGCTGTTTCGTATGGTTTATCTCTAAAATGCCACGATTGATTATAGCAATTGATGATTTGTTGCTTCTCCATTTCTTTGGCTTGTCTTATTAACCCAAGAATTTCAATAAATGTCATATCAGATTGTATTTTATCTTCTATCCATTCTACTGCTGTTTGTTTTTCCATTTTGTTTGTTGTTTAAAGGTTTTCTATTTCTTTTTTAACTTCAATCCAAAATCTATGTTGCGAGTCAAAAGTATTAAATATTAATTCATCTACTGCTATTAATGCACATTGTTTGGCTTCATTCCAATTATCATATTCCCAAGATAAATCTCCTTTTCTTGTAATTACATTCATTTTTAATGGAAATCTTTGGTAGAACTTATCTACTAATTCTTTTGCTTTTTCTTTTGGTGTCATTTTGTTTGTTGTTTAAAGTTATATAATTTGTTAATTGTTTTTTTGGTGCTTGTTAAATGTTTGCATAATTTTTTAGTAACGTTTCATGCACTTTGTCCACTTAATTCGTTAAAAAACAGGACATTACACGCCCTCAAATATTTGCAGGTGTTAAATCTTATTGATTCCACCTATACATCTTTTATAAATCATCTATCATCTCAAGAGTTTTAACTCTTTCACTTAACTCGGCTATAATAATTTCCGCTTCGTGCCTCAAAGTTAATAATTCGCTCCTTAATAAAGAATTTTCTCCTTGTAAATCAGTCATCATCACAAAAGCTAAATTAAGCGTTTCTAAAGCATTAAGATTGTCTTTGTAGGTCTTACTATCAATTTTAGTTTTGTTTGCCTCTAATAGCTTTATTTGCATCACTAAAAGTAAATCTGCTATCCTAAACAAAGTAGCCTGTCTAAAATCAGTCTTTGGAATCCTTTTTTCCAATTCATCCTCTAAAATAGCTTTTAATGGCTCACTTAACTCGTGTAACTTTCTCATCACTTAAAATAAACTTTTTGTCCTGCACTGGATTAATTAGGTTAATAATCTCTCGTAAAGCATCAACATAATACTGCGAAGATAGCTTGTGAATTGGTAATTCTTCAAATAATTCTAAACTAAAAAGCCTGGCTTCCGAATGTTTAGCAAATTCTTGTAGTGTCATAATTAAAAAGGTAATTGTTTTGGTTTTTCAAATGTAACATAATTTCCAGCATAACTCTTAATTCCGTTAATTTCTTCGTAGTAGCAGTTTTTCCACTTATCGAAAAATAAAGTAGCTTCTCCAACTTCTCCTACTCCTTTAGGTTTTGTCTTTTGTACTATAATCTTTACTTCGTTTCCTTGATAAGGTGTACCATCCTTGCTTACTCCAAATGGTGGTCTCCATACGCAAATCATTTGTTCTCCCTTTCTAAAGGATGTTTCTCCGCCATCTATAAATCGTGGGTCAGCAGGTGGATAGTATTTAATGCCTGTTGCATCATCTATTACTTTCGCTCCAGTTTCCCTTGCTATGTGCATAATGATTGTATGGTGGTAATTATATTCCCTTGCGTACATTCTTATTTTACCTAATACCCTCGCCATATACATATCCCTTTGTTCGCCTTTTAAATCGTGCTTTACTTCATTAAAAGGGTCAGTAGTTACTGTATCAAACTTAACTCCGTATTTCTCAACTGCTTCGTGGAAGTCATCTAAAGTAATATCTTTTACTCCTAAATCCATAATGTAAAAATATTGGCTAACTTCTAATCCATACCTGTACATTTCTTGTTTAGTTAATCTTTGTAGCTTATTACCATCCAAGTCAAAAAATGGCTTACCTGCCCACTTATGTATTATCTCTGCAAAGATTTCTGCTGGAGTTCCCGTTTCGGGACTAAAGATTAAATGTTTCCAACCCTTAGATTTTGATAAGTTTATAAGGCATTCCCACCAAAATTCAGACTTACCTGATGCAGGAGTTCCGTAAATGTAAGAAGTAGCACCTTTTTTAAAGGATATTAGCTTATCCACATCCTGAAAGCCTATTGTTTCGCCTTTAATTAATCCTGTATCATAAAGCGAATCTATTTCGCCTTGTACATCGCTATATTGTTTTATAAAGTCCATTAGTAGTAAAATGTTGGTATGATAGGTGCTTGTACTTTCTTTTTATTCTCATCTTTAAACCAGTTGTTTAGCATTGTGTTTTTCCAATTTATAACTTCGTTTCCTTTGCTATTTTTCCAACCTAAATTTGAATAGTAATTGAATGCTTTTGTAGCTGCTTCTCTTGAGTAACCATTCTCATTAAAATAAAGAATAACATCTTCTAAAGTAGGATTAATAACTTGTAATACCTTTACTTTACTTTCCTTTACTTTACTTATCTTTACTTTAGATGCGTTTCGTACAAGTTCTGAATGCGTTACATTTTCTGTAACTTGCTGATTTTCACGCCATTGTTTCAACCTTTCTGCGCTTTTTTCTTTTTTTATCTTGTAGTTTTCACTAAACTTTAGCAATTGTTTGTTGAAACTTTCGCCATTGTTTGATGAAATTAGTCCAATACTTTCCATAAATAACCAGCATTTCTCTAACTTTTTACCGATGTTTAATTGCCTTTTTAGCACCGCAGTTTTAATTGGTTTTTCTTGTTGAGCAAACTTCTCTAAAGCGGTATAAAATAATCCTAAACCTTCATAGCCAAAAGCCATATAAAGTTCTGTTACTTTTTCATCGCTAAATGAGTTGCTATCGTGTAGATAATACTTCATAAGTATATAAAAAAAAGAATCCCACCAGGTCGAGATTTGGCAGGATTCAGGTTATTTGGATAACCATTTAGTAATTTCATTTGTTCTCGACTCCAAATGAAACTATACGCAAATATACTACTTCTTTCGCAATTTAAAGTATTTATCCAGCTTTTTATTTAAAGAAGATAAAGGTACATTAAACTTTTCAGCATAATGCTTAATTGGCTTCCCTTCAACTAAATACAACTTTAAAAAGTCATTAAAAATAGCATTTGTTTCTAAAGTTACTTTCTTTGTTTTAAGGTGCTTTGTTCTTATTCCTTTGGCTCTTAAAACTTCTCTTATTCGCTTTTGGGATATGTTATACTTTTGGCTTAAATCCTCAATCGTTACATTCCCAGTTCTATATTCCTCTAAAAAATCCATCTTTTATAGCTTGTCTATTTCTTGTCTAACTTCTTCCCAGTATTCTATTGTATAAGTCCAATCAGAATAATCTTCAAACACATTTAAAGTCAATATCTCATCTACTGCTATTAAAGCACATTCTACACATTTTACCCAATCTTCTTCTGTTGTAAAT